CGCAAATTGGCGTTCCAGCCGCGCGGATCGACCATGACCCACTTGCCACGAACCAGAATTTCCTTGGAGGCATTCTGATACCGAACGCAGTTCTTCAGCATCTTGCGGAATACAGGCACAAGGAACGTTTCTGCGAGCATCCGGCACATCAGGCGCTTGCGAACCTGTTCGTTGCGGTCCTGCCGGCGCGATTCCGTAGCGGACTTCGGGTCAACCTCTTCGCTTGAGACCGCCATGCCATTGCGCGTAATGCCGGACTGCATCTCACGCACGCCGTCCATGTAGGTAATGGCCGAGAGCGCCGTAGCCGAGCGGTCAGGGATCTCGATTGGGCGCAGCATCTGGCCCTGGCCCTTGGTGCGGATCAGGCCGCCGACGCGGTAGGTCAGCAAGTCTGCAATCGTATCATCGCCCATCGCGCCGTCAGGGACTTCAATGCGCGGATTGTTGGCGAGATAGACGTTGTCCAGCATCTGCCGGGTGAGATGCGTCTTGATGTAGGCTGTCTGCTTGACCTTATCGGCGAGTGCAAGGCCAACAAGGCGATGCGGGATGCGATCCGGCGACCAAGCGTCGAACGGGTGTTCTTCGACTTCCTCTTTCTTGAGGATGGTCTTGCCGACACGGAATACCTGCAATCTTTCAAGCCGTCCGTCGCCATTTGAGTCGATGAGCGGGTATTCTTCGCACAGCAGCAGAACTTCATTGGCGCGCTGCGTCGCGGGATTGTCTCGACGGCTCTCGTCATGAAAGCGGATTTCGTCACGTGTTTCGTCGGTGCCGCGATTGCCGGCCGACGGAATGGCGTTAACATCGTCTTCGTCGAACCCCATCTCCAAGAGCTTCGAGCGCGTCGTCTCAGTCTCGTGGCAGATGTAGTCGATCTCTTTGATATCTGCCGTGCGTGCCGAGAACTTCACCTGTTCTGGCGGCAGGGCCATCAGCTTGTTGCAGCCCGTCTTCGTCGTCTTGGTGACGGTAACGGTGTAGACCTGACCATCTGAGAACGCTTGCAGCGCAGCCGGATCAATCAGTTGCTCGTCAATCGGTTCCGACGATTGCTCTTCGATTGTGATCGACTTGTCGGCCTGCAACTCTTGGAGATGCGCAAGCGACAATCCCGTCATCGTCTCGCGGGTTTCGACCTCGCGCACTTCCCAAACGGTCTTGGCAAATCCGCTCTTCTGGATAGCGCCGGTCTTAACGACGTCATGCAGGAACATGACGCCATCGCATTCATTCCAGAAATCGTGATCGACGAGATCGGTGGCGCGGTCGCAGTATTCCTGTTCAGCCTTTGATGACGGCACAAACTCAACAACCCGGTCACCGGAAATGAACGGCTCAAGCACGTCTGGAACAGCCCAATCGACCGTTTCGGCCACGTCCATCGAAATCGCCTGGCTGCGGCCTTCCTCCTCGTCGCCATAGGGCATGCCGAGATAGCGTTCAAGGTTGTCGTCCTGCTCGCCCGAGACCTCGTCAGAGAGATGCCCGATGGCAGCACGGTTCATCTGCTCGAGCTGCTGCGCCAGTTCATCGTCCGAGAGCGCCTGACGCTTGGCTTTTGTCTTATCGTCTGCGTCAGCCATTTAAGCGAACTTCCTCGTCGGGTATGAGATTTTGTGCGTCACCTTCACCTTGGCCTCTCGCAGCATCATCACCGCGTAGCGCGTGGCGCTCATGATATCGTCCCGCTCTTTCACGACCTTGCCATCAAGCCGGTGATAGAGCCGAAATTCTTCAAACCAGTCGTTCAGTCCTTTGAAGACCTTGAAGCGCCCTGTTTCCATGCGCTCCAGCATCTCCATTAAGCCCGCCTCGACACCGTTGCCGCCTTCCGCGTGCGTCGCACGTTCGGGAAGCATGTTGAGGCCCTGGGTTCTGTATTGTTCAGCGAGTTGCTCGCCTGACCCCTTGTCGTGCTGCAGGCCGTCATGCGGCCACGAGACCGGAATCCAATCTCCCCAAGCGCGTATCGCTGCGGCATGGATCGCAGGAACGGCTTCCTTGCGCCGATAGCAGGCGGTCACGTAAACGCAGTCAGCATCACGATCCCACGCAACGTTTGCCGCTGCCGTTGGATGTTCCCATCCGAAGTCGATTCCAACAATCCGCGGCCAATGCTGTGGGATAGCGATGGGATCGATCGTGATTAGGGCCTCCTCGATCGGGAAGATGCGCCCTGAACCCATCGTTGGGATGCCTTTGGCCCGCGCTTCGCGTTCGTGCGGCGGGTATGAGGCAATGATCGAGGCCTTTTGTTCTGCCGTGTAGTGATCGACGTCTTCGATCGTCATCACCGTGACAGAGCGGGTCAAAGCAAAACCATTTCAGCGGCTCGCTGGCGCTCTGTCATTTTATAGAATCTCATTTCTCTCCGAGCAGGAATAAGGAAACAACTTCCGACATTCCGAGCAACGGCGTGAACGTGATCAATGAAAACTGCCCGCGCTGGCCGTTGTTCGTGCGCGTCAGGCCTTCTGTGTAGATGTCGAGCGGAGGTTCTTCATCGAACCAAACACCGTCAATCGTCGGACCCTGCCACTTCTCTCGGCCCTTTTCATAAGCCTTGAAGTAAACGATTGATTCACCAGCCTGAACATCGCCGCCGCCGCCCCACTTAATCACGTAGTTGTCGAGCAGGTTCGGAACGCCCATAGCCCGGTCATAGTCGACCAAGCAATCTTTCGGCACCATGCCGGTGCCCCACTCTTCCTCTTTCGGCGGATTGCCAATGAGAATGCGTTGCGGGTTGTCGCGGGTCGATTCACCAGTCACACCAGAAGCCCACAAGATCACGGGCTTCTCGAATGTCGCGCCTTCCCACCAATCAGGATAGCGCCCCGTCAGATGCATTGCCCATTCAGCGCCGCCGGCCTTAGTCTTGCCGAGCTGGTTGCCGGCCATGAACAGACGCTCATTGTCTGTCCGGCCGCGAGCGTGGAATTCCTTCTGCTTGGCGTAAGGCTCGTAGAACTTGAGCTGATTAGTGTTTCGACGGCGAAGAGCTTCCCTCTTGAGCTGCTTGAGCAGCAAGGATGGATTGGAGAGCTGCGATCCCGTCTGCAAGCTCATCATCGCTCATTTCCTCGACGCGCGATGTGTTGACATTGAGTTCCTTCGGCAAGATGCCTGCGATAACCTTCAGATATTCGTGCGGGCGCTCTTCACGGACTTTGACAATCGTTTCAGAGCCGTGCTTCTCGAAATCCGCTTGGAGCGCCGAAAGAAAATCCTCTCCGAGCTTGTTGCGCGATCCTTTCGGACGACCTTTCGGATTCCCAGACTGCCCTGGCTTGAACGGCGTCAGTTGTTTCGGAACTCTTGAAACAGTTGCATCGGCCGCCTTAATCTTGGTCATTTCCCAGCCTTCGCCATCTTCATTGCCGCTACAATAGTCTTGTAGCTGGCATCCATCGGAACGAAGATTTCCCTGGCATCACCGCGCTTGTCTTTGAACGTCACGCTGTATTCGCCGATGTGATGCTCATCTGTTGAGGCTTTGATATCAGCCGCGATCCCGACCTCATGAGCGGCCTGCTTGATGAGGTGCTCTGTCTCTGTCGGTCCTGTGTAGTTCTCTTCCAACTCAACAGCCCTTCTTGCTACCGGGCTTCGGCTTCATCGGAGGTTTGGAAGGTTTTGCAGGCTTTGCCATGTGTTTAGCTCCTAAGGATGTATGCAAAAGCTGCTACAGCAATCAGCGTGTAAGCAGCGTCTGTCGGGGTTATAGGTGACTTCCATGCTTTGAACCTTCCCCATGCCAGTTGAATGATCACGAGGTAGGCAAGGAGTGCTGGCAGGGCACGGATTAAGCTCTGCACCATGCCAGCAATGTTGTTGAGGTCTAACTGCATTAGGCGTGGCCTCGGCAATCAATAGCTTCGTCGTTCGGGACATAGCAGAACCCGAAATCAGGCCAACGATCGTATTTGCCGCGGAATGGTTCAAGATCCCACGATGGGACGACTTCAAATGCCCTTCTCCACACAGGGTCATCTTCTTGCGCGCGGGCTATGACGACATCCAATGGCACTTCTCCGAAGGCATAAAGGAAGCCTTTTGATTGCTGTATGCGGATTCCGCTCATAGCAAATCTCATCAGGCTGCTGCCGGAGCTGGAAGCTTCATACGAGCTGCCATCTCTTTGAGCTTTGCCAATGCAATCTCGTCAGAGATAACAACGTGGTTATGAACATCTCCGCCCGGCGCGGACGTTAGTGCTGTTGCTTCATTCCGCTTGGCCTGTCGCTGCCAGATGTCTTCTGCCTCTTCCTTTCCATGAATCCAGGCATCAAGGACACCAGGACGACGGTTGAGGCCGGCTGCGAGATAGAAGAGCGGCGCCAGCAACAGGAACGCAATCGAGCTTGCACCCATGATGCCCGTGTTTGTAACATCGCGATCGGTCATGGTCACGTTCTCAGTGAACTGGCCACGAACAAAGCTGATGGCTTTGAACAGGGTGTCGGTGTGGTTGACCGCGGTCGATGAAACATACGTTGCGTCATGTGCCGAGGCCCGGGCCTTATCGAGCCCACGCTGGGCAGCGACCAGCATCGCCTCATGCGAGGCAAGCTCTTCAGCCTTACCGGCCTGTTCCATGACGTCGGCAAGTTTCTGCTTCAGAGCAAGGCACTTAGGACCGCAGCCGCCGCGGCGAGATTCCTGCGCAATGGCTTCCTCAAGAGCTGGTTCCTGAGCTTTGAGGCCATCCGCCGAGACCGTGGTGATCCACGGATTGGCGGCTTTGAGCTCGGCAATACGATCGCTGAACTGCTTGATCCGACCTTCCGCATCTTTCACAGCATCGCGAGTGTCTTCGTACTTGGCGTTGTGAACGTCAGACTGCTGGAAGTCTCCAACGCGGATCGAGGCCGAGTAGCCAAGATGCGTGAGGAAAGCCACCATGCCGAGCGGGATGCAGGCAAGCGCGATCCATCCGCCAGTCGTCTTGCGGCCCTTGCGAAATTCCATCGCCGAGACGTCGGGAAGAATGCAGAACGCCAGCGCCACAAGGGCAAAGCCTGCCGCATGTAGAACCGACAGCGTCGAGCCGAACTGATACGAGATCCCGGCGTCAACCGAGATCGCGATCAAGGCGAGCACCCAAAGCATCTGCCCGAACGGGGTATACTGCTTCCACTGGGTTGCGAGGAATGATCCCAAGCCCACGATCACGAAGGCGAGACCGCGGGGAATGGCTGTGACCAGCTTAAACAGAGAGGGCTGTTCCATTTGCATGTCATCCTTCTTCGGGGGACGGAAAGTTGACGCGGTGAAAAATCAGTTGAATTGAGCGCGTTGCTCGCGGGCGCGAGCCATTATGCCGGGCGCAAGTTCGGACATCAGGTTCTCGAACTCTTCCCAGGTCACGTTCTTTGCTTGAAACGGCTTCCAGCCGAACTTCATCGCGGTCATGACGCACATGACATCTCCGCAGAAGCTGTCGCCATCTGCGAACCTCTTGTTCAGCTCTGCACAAACAACGTCATAGGCATCCTGCAGGCTCTTCGGCGTTGTCTCGGCCATATCAGTCATACCTTTGCTTTGAGGGACCTGCGCCTTCCGCACGAGGCCCCGGGGATTGTGAGGCTCTGCACGGCAAACATTGAGCTTTAGAGAGGGAGTCTGCCCGGCTCGACGCGGCAACAGGTTTGGGTATGCGAAGTCATTTCTAGTCAAAAACGTCTAAAAATGACTGGCGTGTAGTATCTGACCGGCAGGGCGCTACTCCTGCTTCCTATCGCGCATTAGGCGGAGGCCCCACCGTTGCTGGCCCCTTGCAGTCTCGTGGTATCTAGCCCCGTGGCCTTTGGGGTTTGTGTGCACGTCTGCTTTCCGTGCTGCGGTCAGAATGAGGTAGCCCCGCTCCGACGCAGGTTGAATGTGTTCCGGCGTAAGAGCACAGGTCGTTACGATCTCGGCATCAGGAGACGCGAGCGGAGCGGGGATGCAAATTGTCATGGAAAGGGCCTTCGCGTTTTTACGCGATACTGACCCGATAGCACATCCATGCTGCTTCGCGGGCCCGACGTCAATACCGGAATTTATCTTCGCTTAGCGCGGCTTGCCGGGAGAGTCTTTCTCGCAACGGATCACGCCGACCAACTCGGGCCGCTGCAGAAGAAGACGAATCAGGGTCACCATCGGAGGCGGTATCGCGCGCTCACCGGAAGCCCATCGACGGCCAGTGCGCTTGTCACTGCCAACGAGTTCGGCTGCACCTTCCTGCGTCAGATCAAGCTTTTTGAGAGCGAGACGATATTCTGCGGCATCCATGCCACATGCATAGGGCCAATTGTCAGTCTTGTCCAGACAAAACCGTTGACATGCAGGGCCATTGGCCCTATTGTGTATTCGTTACGAAGCGGCCCCGAGCGGTGTGCAACCACCGAACGAGGCCTTGAACCTAACCTTATGA